ATTTAAATCTTTACCACCAGAAGAAATTGCTTTTCCTAGATCAGTATCTGATGTTGAGAAGTATAAATCCCACTCTGACATTTATTCAAAAGGGACACCAATTCACGTAAGAGGTTCTCTTCTTTTCAACCACCATATCAAAAAGAATAAACTTGATCATAAGTATTCTTTGATCAATAATGGTGAGAAGATCAAGTTTTTATATCTAAAAAAACCAAACTTAATTCATGAGAATGTGATCTCTTTCATTCAAGATTTTCCACATGAACTCGGAATTGACAAATACATAGACTATGACCTACAATTTGAAAAGGCATTCTTAGAACCTTTGAAGACTGTTCTTGATTCTATTGGATGGTCTATTGAAAAGACTGTAAACCTGGAGCTATTTTTCGTATGAATGATCAGTACACAATTAATGATGGGGAATCTAAACAAGACAAATGGAATCGAGGACTGGATTTGTTTGTAGAGTCTGTTCTTAAACCAGATCCTGCACTAAGGCAATGTGCTCATAATCAAAAGTGTTATCATGAACTGATGGATGTACGTTCAGATGTCCTTGAATATTTGAAAACAAAACGTTGGCAATGAAGTTACCTGTAAGACTGCATCAACCATTTGGACCTTATGTTTTAGAAACAACTTGTCCAAAAAATATAATGGATGCATTGAATGAGAAAGTGGATGAGATTTGCTCAGATCCTGAAGAGATGAGAAAATATTGCTCTTCTAAAGGGAATGTTCCAAATCTACTTCTTAGAGATCTTGAAGTAGTTTATTTTTCACAGGACTTTCTTGAAGAGATTGGATTTATTGATTTTGTAGAAACTCTTGGTAATTATTATCTAGAAAGTGTAGACAATAAAGTTGGATATCAATCCGTAAAACTTTCTGTCATCACTCCTGATAATGGAGATGCTTTTAAGTTATCTGAGGATGTTCTATATTCTGATGCATGGGTAAACAGATATTATAAGGGTGATTATACTCCTTATCATGATCATGGATCTGAACTTGCAGGAATTATTGTTCTAAAAATTCCTGAAGAGTTATATGAAGTTAATATGAAAAATAAAGATAGTGAAGGTGTAGACAACCACGGAAGAATGGGTGGAAGTGTGCAGTTCATTCATGGTGGTAATTTTCATTTTTCTCATGATGAATACATACCTGATCAAGAAGAGGGAACAGTTCTTCTTTTCCCATCTTGGTTATCTCATATGACGTATCCACTTCCAGTTAATTCTGAGAGAAGGTCTCTTAGTTTTAATTTGGTACAAGAATCTGGATACTATGATAGACTTAATGGAAATCAAAAACAAGGATGAATTATTATGGATTTTTTAAAGGATGTTGTAAAGGAGATTGGGGATGAGTACACCCAAATTGCCTCAGATATTGACGAGCATGAAGACTTCGTTGATACTGGTTCGTATATTTTTAATGGACTTGTTTCAGGGTCTATATTTGGTGGTGTATCTGGGAATAAGATTACTGCCATTGCTGGTGAGTCTAGTACTGGAAAAACTTTTTTCTCTCTTGCTGTCGTCAAGAATTTCCTTGATAGTAATCCTGATGGTATGTGCATATATTTTGACACTGAAGCCGCTGTTAACAAGTCTCTTCTCGCAGATCGGGGTGTAGATCTAAACAGAACTGTTGTCATGAATGTGGTTACTGTTGAAGAGTTTCGTAGTAAGGCACTTAGGACAGTTGACCGATACCTAAAAGATCCTGTAGAAGACCGCAAACCATTGATGTTTGTGTTAGACTCTCTTGGTATGCTATCAACTGAGAAGGAGATTACTGACGCACTTAACGATAAACAGGTTCGTGACATGACGAAATCTCAACTTATCAAAGGTGCTTTCCGTATGCTCACTCTCAAGTTGGGTCAGGCAAACATCCCTATGATTGTTACCAACCATACTTATGATGTCATTGGTTCTTACGTTCCTACGAAGGAAATGGGTGGAGGTAGTGGTCTCAAGTATGCTGCGTCTACGATTATCTATTTGTCTAAGAAGAAAGAAAAGGATGGAACTGAAGTTGTTGGAAATCTTATCAAGGCAAAGACTGCTAAGTCGCGTTTAAGTAAGGAGAACAAGGATGTTACGGTGCGTCTTTATTACGATGAGCGTGGTCTCGATCGATATTATGGTCTACTTGAGTTGGGTGAACTGGGAGGTCTGTGGAAAAATGTGGCAGGTCGTTATGAGATGAACGGCAAGAAAGTTTATGCAAAAGCAATTCTGAAAGATCCTGAAGAATACTTCACTGATGAAGTAATGCAGAAACTTGATGAAATTGCAAAGGAGGAATTTAGTTATGGAAGCTAAGGCAGTAGAGATATATCCAGCAGAGCATGGACTTTTTTCTACTCCACTTCTTACATTAAATTTCACTGAAGAGGTTCATGAAATGAACGAAGCATTGGTGAGAGATATTGCTGATGCAGTTAAAAAAGATCCAGAAGGAGTTATTCAAAGTAATTTTGGTGGATGGCATAGTAAGTCTGGATTGGAAAATGAGTATGAGAGTTTTCGTAATCTCTCTAGTGTTGTTAGAGGTTGTGCTAATAACTACTGCGAAAATTTTGGTTGGGAACCAGCACTAGAATGTTCTAATTTGTGGGCAAATGTAAATGGTGCTGGTGATGTTAATTTCCCACATCAACATAATCTTTCTTCTCTTGCTGCAGTATACTATCCTGTGGGGTGGATAGAAGGTGAAAAGACTTTTTATAATTACGAAAAAGAATCTGTTTGGTTGCAACCTCACGCATGTGATGGTAAGATGGGTGGATCACTTGCTTTCTTTGATCCCTGCCACGGCAAAAGGATTCATTTAAATCCTGTTCGGGATGAGTGGCATACAGTGAGTGCCATGCATCTTTATCCAACTGCTGGTTTACTTGTTCTGTTCCCAACTTACTTGGTTCATACAGTAACTCCATTTAAAGAAAAAGATCGTAAACGAATTAGCATATCATTTGAGTTTAGTTATGGACAAGGTGGAAATTCTGATTCTGAAGAATCTACTGAACAATGAAGAATATGCAAGGAAGGTTCTACCTTTTATAAGAAAGGAATACTTTGAAGTTACTTCTGAGCAGATTGTTTATGATGAAATTTCAAAGTTTATTAATGAGTACAATAAACTTGCTACCAAAGAAATTCTTTGTATTGAAATTGAAAATAGAAAAGATGTTACTGATTCATCCTTTAAAGATGTTGTTGGATTAGTTCAGTCACTTGAAGATTCACCTAGTGAATTTGAATGGTTGATTAACACCACAGAGAAGTGGTGTCGTGATCGTGCCATCTATTTGGCACTCATGGAGTCTATTCAGATTGCAGACGGTAATGATGAGTCAAAGAACCGTGATGCAATCCCATCTATTCTTTCTGACGCACTTGGTGTAAGTTTTAATAACCATGTGGGTCATGATTACTTGCAGGACTATGAGGAGAGATTTGAATCATATAATCGCAAAGAAGATAAGATTCCCTTTGATCTTGAATACTTTAACAAGATTACGAAAGGTGGTCTTCCTAACAAGACTCTTAATGTCGCTCTTGCTGGGACAGGTGTTGGTAAGTCTCTTTTCATGTGTCATATGGCTAGCTCCGTTTTGCTTAACGGACGTAACGTGCTTTACATTACAATGGAGATGGCAGAGGAGAAAATTGCTGAACGTATTGATGCAAACCTTCTTAACGTACCCATCCAGGAGATAAGTGATCTTCCTAAGATGATTTTTGAGAATAAGGTGACAAACCTTGCAAAGAAAACACAAGGTCAACTAATTATTAAGGAGTACCCTACAGCATCAGCACACAGTGGACACTTTAGAGCACTTCTTAATGAACTTGCACTTAAGAAATCATTTAGACCTGATATTATTTTCATTGATTACCTTAATATATGTGCTTCCAGCAGGTATCGCCAAGGTGGCTCTATCAATTCATATAGCTATATTAAGTCTATTGCAGAGGAGCTTAGAGGGTTGGCTGTCGAAGCCGAGGTCCCTATCGTATCTGCCACCCAGACCACTCGTTCTGGTTATGGTAGCTCTGACGTTGACCTTACTGATACAAGTGAGTCCTTTGGTCTCCCTGCTACTGCTGATCTTATGTTTGCCCTTATCTCTTCTGAGGAGCTCGAGAATCTAGGTCAGATTATGGTCAAACAATTGAAGAACCGATACAATGACCCTACGATGAATAAGAGGTTTGTTGTTGGTATTGATCGTGCCAAGATGCGTCTCTATGATTGTGAGCAGTCAGCACAGAATGATATTCTTGACAGTGGGCAGGATGAGGAGTATAATAATGAGGAACACAATGTTAAGAAATCATTTGAAGGATTCAAATTCTGACCTAGTAAGAACAGACATCCCTCATTACTACGAGATGACTTTGCCTAACGGGTCGAAACGTCATTGTGGAACACTGAGAGATGTTGAATGTATTTTAAGCATATACCCAGATGCGGTCTATGCTAAGATACTCCTCCCACATCCACCACAAACAGTGGATGTTCCATATATACGGGTTGCTCCTGATTTGGAACTACCTATGCAACAAATCCTACCTGAATCTCAATTAGAACCACTAGACCTATGAGTAACGTTGACACTAAAAAATACCTGGAGTTTGTCGATGCAGTCACGTCAAATGAAAGTAAAGACTATGAAAGTTTCATTGCTCGACTTGAAACTCTTGAAGAGGAAGACTTTCCTACCGAGCGACTGCTTACTGCTGCTGTAGGTATGTCTGCCGAAGCAGGTGAGTTTACTGAAATCATTAAGAAGACTATCTTCCAAGGCAAACCTGTAACTGAAGAGAACCTATTTCATCTGAAACGTGAACTGGGTGACATCATGTGGTATGTTGCTCAAGCATGTATGGGTCTTGGCACTTCTCTCGATGAAATCATGGAGATGAATGTTGACAAACTTGTCAAACGTTATCCTGGTGGTGAGTTTGATGTTCACTATTCTGAGAACCGTAAAGAGGGAGATCTATGAGTAAAAAATCAAAGAAGAACTCAAAGGGAGATACTTGGGAGTGGGAAGAAACTCCTGAAATGCGTGAAGCAGTAGAACGATTACACGAAACTATTCGTGAACTTGAAAAGAAAGCACCTGATTATGGAGTAGGAAAATGAAAACACTTACAGTAGAAGATTACAAAGCAGCAGGTGATGAGTTTTTCCCCAAGTATTGGTATATTGCTAAGGAACTTGGAGAGGATGCAAAACCTGAAGACATTCTAAAAGTTATGGAAGCAGTCGGTGGAGTTGCTCTCAAGAAAGCACTAGAAGACAAACTTTCTGGTCCATTTGGTTTCAATAAGAAAAAGGAGGAAGAAAATGCTGGGCAGTCTTGATCCTGAAGAACGTGTGATGGCAGAGGAAAAAGCACAAGAAGAAAATCATCTAGCAGCAAAACGTAAAGCAATTGCAGTATGTAATCAAGGTGTAGTTCAAGAACTATATGATGTAATCTCAAAACTTGGTTGGGACTGTTATGATAATGTCACCGTTGAAATCGGTGGCACTCAAGTCTCAGGCATTGACGTAGGTGAAGAGTATAACAAGAAGTGGCAATCACCTATTGGTACTCGTAAGTATAATAAAGATGCTTTTATCATCATCAAGAACCAAGATCGTAGAGATTTAACTAAGTCCGAACCTTTTGCTGAAGGAGAGTTTAAACCACAACATCCTTATAAATAAAAGAAAAATGTTTACATAAAGATGGACAGCAAGACTTTTAACTCTCTTTCTGAAGCATATAGTGCAGTATATTCTGAAGCAGTTTATGGTGGTACTCCTGCTAAGAAGGAAGCACCAAAAGATACTCGTATGACTGTTACTGCTGCTGATAAGAAAGCAAATACTCCTGCTTATCAGAAATATAAGGCAGGTGATAAGCGTTACAAAGCTGCTGACCATATGAAGGAAGGTGTCCGTGATGTAGATCCTGAGAAAGGAACTGCAGAACGTAAGGCAAAGTTAGAGAAAAAACGTGGGATGAAACTTGATGATCATCCCCAATATAAGAAAGAAGAAGTTGAGAACGTAGAAGAACTCTACAAGGGTAAGCACGGTCAGACTGATAAGCAGTATGCTGACTCCCGATCCCAAGGTGGTAAGATGGTCTCTGGTGACTCCAAGATGAGTGGTGCTGAATACACTCACGGTCGCAGAGTCAAGGCAGCAAACCCTGGTATGCAACCTGATGTGGGTGGCAAGACCAAGCCTAAGTCACAGGGTAAGATGGATAAAGGCACCCGTGCTGATCTTCAGTATCGTAAGGCAAACCTTAAGAAGGAAGAATTAGAAGCATCAGGTCTCTTTACAGAAGAGGAGATCAATGCTATCCTAGAGGCTGATGAGCAGTTTGATGAAGCAATGAGTTCTTATGACCGTAATCGCAAGAGAGCAGCACAAAGAGCAGCAGAAAGAAATGCTGCCCGTGCCGCAGGTAAGACTGGTGTAGTCCCTGGTGTTGGATATGTTTCTCCTAGAAAAGAAAGAGAGACCTATGTCGATTCTGCAGGTACAACCCGTCATAAGTCTGGAGCAAAGATGCCTTGAGCATCTTGACATCTGATTTGAATTTTTATGTAATGATTACATCGGGGAATTAGCTCAGTTGGTAGAGCACCTGCTTTGCAAGCAGGCTGTCAGGAGTTCGAGTCTCCTATTCTCCATAAATAAAAATAAAAATAAAATGGAATTCGGAGAAGAGGTTTACAACGTAGTCAAATCATTTAAGCAATTTGACGTTTCTGTAAAAACTGCCAGTTCTAAAAGTACAACTCTTATTGTTAAAGGTCCTGATAGGGCAACAATGCAGAGTAAAGTAGAAGATGCTTTAATAAAGTCTAGAATACCTAATAATAAAATTGGAAGAGAAAAAGTAGGAGCATCATCTTTTCCTGCTACTGTTGTAAATTTGAAGAATGATAAGATGATCATTCTTTATAAGCCAGTTAGAAAGGGTGCAGATAGAGGAGCACTTCAAACTAGAAATGTGGAATCTGCTCAGTGTCTTTATGCTGCTTTAGCATTTAGGCAATTGAACAGAAAGTTGAAAGTGGAAGATGTTTCTTCTAAAAATTTTGAAAAGTGTAAATCATTTATTGATGTTGATGCAAAGTTTGATGATATGATAAACATCGCAGATGATTGGATT